TGAAATTGCAGAATCACAAGCGACTCTGATGGTATACATGGAGAACGCCGTTGGTATCGGTGAACACCCACAACATTTAGAAGAAATGGATAAGTTTGTTGAAAAGTTGGCAAACGCACAAGACAAGTTGGAAACCTTAAAAGAATTCTACAAATACAGTTATGGCAATTAAGAAAAAAGAATTTGGAGACATTAAGAAAAAGTTTTCCACTTCGGCAAAATATAAACCACAACGATTCTTTGATTGTGGTGGGGAATTTTTAGAGGCGGTAGGTTTGCCTGGACCTGCGATAGGACATATCAACATGTTTTTAGGTCACAGTGATACTGGTAAAACAACCGCACTTATCAAATCTGCCGTTAGTGCTCAAAAACAAGGAATACTTCCTGTGTTTATAATCACTGAACAAAAGTGGAGTTTTGAACATGCACAATTAATGGGGTTCGAATGTGACGAAGTTGTCGATGAGGAGACGGGAGAAATCGATTGGGATGGATTCTTTATCTTCAATAATAACTTTAGTTACATAGAACAAATTACCGATTACATTAATTCTCTTTTGGATGCACAAGAGAAAGGTGAGTTGGAGTATGATTTGTTATTCTTGTGGGATTCTATCGGTTCTATTCCTTCTAAAATGACTTACGAAGGTAAAGGTGGTAAACAACATAATGCGGCTACTTTGTCAGATAAAATCGGTATGGGTATCAACCAAAGAATTTCAGGTTCACGTAAAGCGGATTCCAAGTATGAAAACACTTTGGTTATTGTTAACCAACCATGGGTAGAGCTTCCTGATAACCCTTTTGGACAACCAAAAATTAAGGCTAAGGGTGGAGAATCAGTTTGGCTTAACTCTTCATTGGTGTTTTTGTTTGGCAACCAAAAAGGTGCAGGTACTACAAAAATTACGGCAACGAAAGACAAAAGAACTGTCAAGTTTGCAACACGTACTAAAATTTCTGTCATGAAAAACCACATCAATGGATTAGGTTATGAAGACGGGAAAATTATTGTAACCCCCCACGGATTCTTGGCGGGAAAAGAAGCTTCAGAAGAAAAGGCATCTATCGAAGCTTATAAAAAAGAATACTCAGATTATTGGAAACAAATTATCGGAGTAGACGGAGATTTTGATTTGGTTGAGGAAAAAGAGGTAGGGGAATAATAAATTTAATTAAGTGACTACTACTCTTCTTGTTGACGGTGATAATTTATTCAAAATAGGCTTTCACGGGGTTCGTGAACTCTATAGTGAATCCAAACACATTGGTGGATTATTTCATTTTTTGAACACACTCAGAAAGCACATCTTGGATAATGAATTTGACAAGGTGATTGTTTTTTGGGATGGCAGAAATAATGCACAAAAAAGAAGAGAAATTTTTCCTGAGTACAAACAAAATCGTAGACAGACACTCAACGAATTTCAGAAAGAATCTTTCGATTGGCAACGTCAACGAGTCAAACTTTATTTGGAAGAATTATTTATCCGTCAAATAATGATTGACAGTTGTGAAAGTGATGATTTAATTGCTTATTACTGTCAAGTCTCGGAAGATGAAAATAAGGTTATATTTTCCTCGGATAAAGATTTAACCCAACTGATATCTGACAAAGTGTCTGTTTACTCTCCAATCAAAAAACAGTTTTACAAACAAGGGGATAAAATTAATATTGATGATTTGGAAATCCCTCATGATAATGTTATGATTTATAAAACAATCATGGGAGACAAGTCTGATAATATTGATGGAATACATTTTCTCGGAACTAAAACTTTAGTCAAACTTTTTCCTGAAATTTTGGAACAAAAAATAGAATTAGATTTTGTTTTGGAAAAAAGTCAAAGTTTGATGGAAACAAATCCTTCTACGGCTATTTCTAATCTTTTGGAGGGAAAAACTAAAAGAGGTGTAATCGGCAACTTTTTTTGGCAAAGAAATAGAATGTTGGTGGATTTGTCCTTACCTTTGCTCACTAATGAAGACAAATCTGAGGTTTATAATTACTACCGTGAAGATTTGGATCCTGAGGGGCGTGGGTATAAAAATTTGATACGGATGATGGTTGAAGATGGTATTTTCAAGTATCTCCCAAAACAAGACGAACAATGGGTTGATTTTGTGAACCCCTTTATGAAACTCACAAGAAAAGAAAAAAGAAGATTTATTAAAAACCAATAGAATATGGATAAAAATATGGATTTAACCAAAATGGAGTTCTTGCTAACTCTTAATGACAACTTTGTAGTACAACGATATTACAATGTTAAAAACTATCAGGACAACGCTCACCGAAGTGTAGACTTCTATGAGTTACTCAGATCAATCAGTGAGGAAATTCAATCTGACTTAACAATGAAATCCACCATTTATATGATGGATAATTTCGAACAAATTTATCTCGATCCAAGTGTCCTCGATACATCAAACACAGAAGAACCTGAGTGGTTCAACATGTATATCAAAGTTGGAGATAAGACAATTTGTCATAGAGCATTTGACGCTAAAGTATACCCTCCAAAGGTAAGATATACCGTTGACGTACGCCCACACCTAAAAAGTATTCTTAAGCGTTTGACTGACATTTTTTCAGACGAAAATTTATCTTTTGAGTACATGGATTATACCCTAAACTAAGTGTATTTATATTTCACACAGAAGACTAAATTTAACAAAAATGGCGAACGATAAGAACTTTGGATACCTAGGAAATACATTTCAAATACAACTATTAAATCAAATCATATTAGACAAAAATTTTGCTCGTTCTATCGTTGAAGTTATCGATCCTAAGTACTTTGATAACCAATACTTCAAGATTGTCATGCAGATGATTAAAGAGTATTTTATGAAGTTCGAACACTCGCCCTCCTTCAATACTTTGGAACAGTTGGCTAAAAGTGAAATATCCAATGATATGTCACGTAAGATGGTTATGGATATGATTGAAGAAATCAAAGTAGTGACTATCGAAGGTGCTGAGTTTGTTCAAACAAAGTCATTAAAATTCTGTAAACAACAAGAGTTACAGAAAGTTATGACTACCGCTCAAAAAATTATTGATAAAGGTGATTTTGAATCATACGATGATATTGAGGGTATGGTTAGAGGAGCACTTCAAATTGGTGAAGTGGATGAGGGGACAGGTACTGTATTCTCAAATTTAGATGAGGTTTTGATGGATGATTTCCGTCACCCAATCCCAATTGGTATACCTGGTATTGATAACCTTATGAAGGGTGGTTTGGCTAAAGGTGAAATTGGAGTTATTCTAGCACCAACGGGTGTTGGTAAAACTACAATCCTTACAAAAATTGCTAATAACGCCTTTAACTTAGGTTACAACGTTCTTCAGATATTTTTCGAAGACAACCCCAAAATCATACAACGTAAACACTTCACATTGTGGACTAAAATCAAGCCGGATGATTTATCCGCACGTAGGGAGGAAGTCATGGCAAAAGTTGCAGAAATCAAAGAAAACACATCAAATAGTTTGACTTTGAAGAAACTTCCATCAGACACCGTGACAATCAATCAACTCAAAAATCAAATCAGAAAAATGATTGCTGAGGGTACTCAGGTTGATGTCATAGTTTTAGATTACATTGATTGTGTATTACCTGGTGGTACAGCAAGTAAGGAAACCGATGAATGGAAGGCTGAAGGTTCTGTAATGAGACACTTCGAGGCAATGTGTCACGAATTAGATATTGCAGGGTGGACAGCAACTCAAGGTAACCGTTCATCTATTTCTTCGGAAGTTGTTACAACCGATCAGATGGGAGGTTCAATCAAGAAAGCTCAAGTTGGACACGTGATTATCTCAATTGCTAAATCTCTCCAACAGAAAGAAATGAATTTGGCGACTATAGCTATCACAAAGTCTCGTGTTGGTAAGGATGGTATTGTCTTTGAAAACTGTAAGTTTGACAATGAGTATTTGGAGATTGATACCGAGTCGAGTGTGACATTCCTTGGGCTTGAAGAGCAGAAGGAAGAAAGAAATCGAAATAGAATTCGAGAACTCATGGAAAAAAGACAAACCCAAAGAGTTTAAATAAATTAAGAACCCAAAAATTTTAACTATGAAAGAAACAAGTAATACATCTTTTATTGACACTCGTTATGTAATAAAACGAAGTGGTGAAAAGGTTTTATTCGAGGCTGAAAAAATACAAAGAGCCGTAATGAAAGCAATGCAAAGTGTTGGACATGTCGATGAAGATATGGCTGAAAAGATTGCTCGACTTACTAAAAAGAGTATTTTCAGAAATGATAAAATGCATATTCCTCATGTTGATGAAATTCACGATATGGTGGAAAATAAACTAATGGATAATGGATTAAATGACGTGGCTAAAGAATATATTATATACCGTTCTAAAAGTAGACCTAATATTTTTAGTAAGAGAGTCAACTTAAAACCATACGAATATCCTGAGTTAGTTGAGTATGTAGATGCAATTAGACATTCATATTGGGTTCACACTGAGTTTAATTTCACATCAGATATTCAAGATTTTAAGGTACACCTTTCTGAAAAAGAACAAACAGCAGTAGAAAGAGCGATGTTGGCAATTTCCCAAATTGAAATTGCGGTAAAAACTTTCTGGGGTGATATCTACAAAAAATTACCAAAACCCGAAATCGGAAATGTCGGAGCGACTTTTGCAGAATCAGAGGTACGTCACGCTGACGCTTACTCAAACTTGATACAAGTGTTAGGACTTAACGATGAGTTTGAAAATCTATTAGAGGTTCCTGCAATTAGAAAAAGAATTAAGTATTTAGAA